TACATATCATGACCATTCTTATTAGGAATAAGTCCAATAGGCATTAAAAGGACCTTATCTTTATTCTTAGCTATAATATTAGTTCTCTTATAATGAAGCATATTATAGAGATGTTGGAAGGGCATAAGCAACTCTACAACAGAAAGTGCTTTTCTATCCCCCATTCTTCTAATTCTACCATTAATAAGGTTCTTACAAGAAGACTTATTGTTCAATAGATTTCTTTGAATAGGTAAAGGTTGTACACCGAAATAATACCTGTTATCATCTACAACATATCCTTCCCACTTCTCATTAACCCAATATTCATTAACCAGTTCTTCACCAAACTCCTTTTCTATCTTATAGTCATCTGGTACTTCAACTATTTCCTGCTCTCCAAACTCATTGATTACTGAAATCCTCTTAATGAGTTTCATTGAGGTCCAGTTAACATATGTCACTTTAACCTCATCTCCTACATTGCTGTAGAATGAGCTGGGTATATCTGAAGTAAATCCAGCACTAGAACCTACATTTCCATTATCTCCCCAATAAGCACCTCTTGAGAAATTACCACTAGCAAAAGTCAATGGGTTAGGACCTACAGAAGAAGCATTGTTTCTATCTAGATCATTTGTGACATTATCATAGGTTTCATTAGCTGAAAGACCTTCTCCTGGAATAATGCTCTCTCTAATTAAAGACCAATATCTATCAAAAAATGAAGCTTTTGATAAGAACTCCTCTACACAAACTGCCTCAGCATCTTCAATATATTCAGTGTTCTCATCTGCTATAAATCCAACATGCTTAGGATTCAAAATCCTATAGATCACATCATCATTTATAACATCCTTGATAGTATAAGCCGTAGCTGTTACTATCCAGTGTTTAAATCCTTGTATAAATTTCTCAGGAATATCTAGGTCCTCAATGAGATAATTAAGTACTTCCTGTCCAACAACACTTCTCTGATCAGCCCAATTGTCATTTAAGGAATCCATGAATTGATCTAGAGGAGGAACTGGTTTAGTTTCCATACCAGTATCCATCCCAAGATCATTGAGAGTATTTACAAAGATTTGCTTGAGGACATTCTTCATTGCTAAAGCTTCCTCAGCTTTCTTTCTATTAATAGTATCAGGATTTACAGCTATAACTGAAGCTAAAAGAGGTCTGTCTCTTTTCTCTCCTAGTAACAACTGAATAATTTCAGGTATAATAGGGTAATTTCTAAGTTTAGCAGGGTAGGATTGTAATTGAGGTCTGTCAGCTACAGCATTTCCATAAGGATTAGTTATATAGCTATAATCTGTAACATCTATCTCCCCATTTGCAGCTTTGTATAAGGAATCAAAGTACAGGTTGTTGGGCATGCATCTTTGATATACATACTGGACAGATTCTTTGCGCCATTGATCATCCTTATCCTTATATAGTAATTTCTGTCTGGTAGCTTCTGCCATTACTTAGTGATTTTCACAAATATATACAAATTTTACTGGTAGTGTACGGTATTAAAAAAGTCATTAGATTGGGTTTTTATCATAGCTTTATTACCGTATTTGAAGTGGACCTCTTGCTGATGGAACATTCCTATCATCAAAGCAGAAATCCTATCCACGTTAGAATCAGGATTAAACTTGATCAATTCCTCTAAAAGACCTACATCATAAATTTTATTGTAGTTATAGAGTTGATCCCCTTCTTCATTTATTACCCATTCTTTATTGAGCCAATCTGCTAAATAACCCAATCCAATATCTTTCCTCAATTTATCTATGTGCATACCATACCCTCTTCTAACAGAAGTTTTAGGTATATTCTCATTAAACCCTAGAGAGAACTCTGGAGCAAGAAGGTGCATTTTTCTATGAGTCTTAAAGTAGGCCAATAAAGCTTGACCAGCGTTGTTTTCAAATCCAATCTTTGCATTGTAGTATTCAGCTAATTGTCTAACATTCTTATGAAAAACATCTATTGTAGCAGGTCTTCCTACATAAGAAGCTACTATAATGTCATCAGGTTGTGAGAACCCATTTATATTCTTAATTACATATGCTGCTCCCAAGGAATCCCCTGTAGTAGAGTCATGCATGTATGGATCGACACATATTAAATACAGGTGGTCAGGAATTACTCCTTGATTTCTGAAAGGGGTGTCCCAAACAGTAATACACCCACTATTATCCTCTCTCCTATCATGTGGATATTTGACTACAGGTTTAGCATGTTCACTGGGCTTGAACTTCACCCCTTTAGCTGTATCTTCTAGATAACCATGTGTAGCTAAGTTGTGCATTTTGCCCGTACTAATAAGCTCTTGCTTCCAGGTAAGTAGTTGAGCTTTAGGGAATATGGAACTATCTGATCTTAGGAGAGCCTCAGAAGGAGTAAATGGATTTTGACTTTTCGCCCTAATAGCATCCATAGGGTCTTTAGACTTAGCTATAATAAGTCTTTCTTTTTCAAAAAACTCCGTAGCTCTAGTTAAATCAGTATTTCCATCTTTGTCAATAAAATCAACGTTATAATATGCTGGCCTAAAGAATGCACAATCCATTCCTATCAAACCATCATCCCATATATTCTCAAACCTTAAAATACCAAAAGGGTGTGGCCCGAAGAAAGCCTTCTCCATAAATTCAGCCCCTGCTGAAATATCTCCTCCTGTACCCATAGCTATGAGTTGACCATAAACACTGGCCCCTTCCTGAGTCCCTGGTTTAATTGTTTCCCATAAAACATCAGCTCCTTTTAAAGAACCCACCTCTTCTATAATGAAGAACCCTCTTTTCCCTCTTAACTTTGAAAAGTTTCCATCTCCTACAGTAACACCTATAACTTCATTAAGCTTACCTTGCTCAAATCCATTATGATCTTTATAGGAAGCTCTACTATGAAGCCCACCAAAATCATTTTTTACATCAGAATATTGAGTATAGGGAGTATTTTCATTTATGAAGTTTCTATAATTCCAGAACTTGGTGAATACACCATCCCCTGATAAGAATTGCTTATCCCCAGCTATAAGAAAGGTAGCAGCCCTTTCTCCAAAGAAATATCTATATGCAGCAATAGCTCCTTGTTTGTAGCTCTTCCCAACACCTCTAGCTGCTAAGTAAAGAAAGTGTTTACCTCCATCTAAATTACCATCATCTGTTTTGGCTCCAATATCATAGGGAAGTTTTTCGTAGGCTTCTAAAGACATACCATGTCTAGCTATATGAAGAGCTGTAAAAAACTCCCAATCCAGGTCCCAGAATTTAGGAAACTCTGTACGCCTATCTGGAGTTAGTTTACCATTAACCTCAACTTCAACTACTCTTTCAATCTTACAAAAATTCAGATAAAAATAATGGTATCCAGAAATCCAGACACCATCTACCTCATATCCATTAAGACACCTATCTCTTTCCTCATCCCAATATTCATAGTATTCGTGTGTCGAATCTAAACCTCCATCAGGATAGGTCTTATGCTTTTCAAAGTGAATAGCTGATTCTCTGAACTTATGAGTATTTTTAAACTGAAAGGTCTTTTTCACTTATTGTACTTATTTATCTTTCTGCTTGCACGTGTAGCCATTTCTTCTTGTAATTCTTTTCTAACTAACTCTTTAGTTCTTTGGTAAGAAGTTATAAGGTCAGGCATCTCTTTAGTTAAAGCTCTATACTGCCCTATATCATGAACAAGCTTACCTTTATTGGAGCCCTCTAGTATTTTCTCATTGATGTCTGTATTATTAAGATAGTCAGACATATTTTTCACAGCTTTTTCTACAGATTCTAAGTAAGCCATTGCAGGAGTTCTTTGGACCTCTTTAAAATAGTCTATAGCTTCCTGAATATCCTTATCAATTTTCCACTTCTCCTCAAGACCAACAGCTTTCTTTACCTTCAATACCCTATCATACTCCTCATAAGCTTCATAAGGGCTATCAAACTTAGCATAGAAGTAAACAAAAGCTAACTCTTTAGTAGCCTGATACTTTTTTCTCCCATCATGATCTCCTTCACTACCCTTATCTCTGGTAATTAGCTTCTTAAATACCTGAATAGTTCTAGCTTCTGTAGAAATCTCAGGTACTCCTTGATCATTTACTTCAAATAGCTTAATCATCTACTTTACTGTAATTAGATAAGAATTTTGCTAACTCAGGACTGTCTTTAGTAAATGTTGCCCACCAAGGTCTATTTCTTTCAAAGAATAGACAAACATCTCCTTTCTTAAAAGATGTTTCTTTTATTTGATCTCCATTAACAGGAATATACCCAACGATACTTTCAACTTCCTTATACTCTTCTGACCAATTAATCTCATACTTAGTTATGCATATATGATACAGATAAGGGAATATTTCTTCTAAAGAAGTGTCAGAACCTGTAAATTCTATAAGAGTAAAATCACTCTCATAACCTTCAGCTCTACCTCTTTCTGTTGTAATATATTTTTCCATCATAGTTCCTGATCTTTATTTTTATCTTTTAATGACCTAGCAGGTTTAGCCAGATTCCCTAATCTATAATCCTTTAACCTTGAGATAGGTACAAACTTACCAAATCTATGGAGCTTGATAGATTTCCCTTCTTTCATGGATCTAACAGTAAGCTCTCCCTGAGAGTTAACCATCTCTTCCACTTGCTTTTCTGTAAGCCCTAGTCTCTCAGCTATAGTCTTAACTATTTCCTTTTGTACCATTTCTATAGTCTTTGATTATGTTCTCAATATCATCCTGATGGTTATTCAAAGGATAAATCTTATCATTATCTGTAACATGGATGATCTTACCTCCTTTAATCTTGAAGCCAAACTGTTTCAGGAGATACCCGTACATGTTTAGCTGCAACTGATAGAGGTTATAGTTACAATGACAAAGATGATTCACTGGAGCCAACAAGTACTCATTAACTACAGGAGTACCAGTTCTCTTATCTAAGTAGTTATAGTTCTTAATCTCCTTATTAGTTTTGTAATCTAATATAGAGACATACCTATCTTCCCCAATAGTTTCTATGATTCCTTATCTGCTTGTCCTGCTATACCTAGCTCATTGTTCCAAATAAGTAATTCGAGATATGTATTATCTGGAAGAAGATAAAGATCCTCTAAATCTACAGGGACCTGTCCTACTTCAATAGTAGCTAGATCAATATTCTCTTTCTCCTTATGGTAAGCTGTTCCTGAAACACAAGCTCTTTCATTCTCCTGTAACCAAAGAAGCTTTACAGTTTCTACATAACCTATACTGGTAAATGACTCTAAAAGAGACTCCTTAGAGATCACATACTTAGACATCAAATCTGCTATAAGCTTATTCTCAGTTCTAGCTGCTACATATTTCTTAGCTATGGTATCAGCATCAAACTTTGGAGCATACTTGTGTAGCAAAGTTGTCACGCTAACATACTTCAATCCTGTTACAGGTGAGATGTAGCTGTGATCAGATTCTGTAAATACAGGCTTGTCGACTACCATAGAATTTTATCAATGGTAGATTTCATTTTAGTGTCTATTGCTAGAAACTCCCCACCTTCTGTTTTTACAATATAATCACCAATTTTGACAATATCCCCATTGTTTAGCTCCAACTCGTCTGCTAAAAATGTTTCTGGTTCACTATCAGTTACCTCCCAATCCTCTAACTCCCAACCCAAAAACCAAATAACTTCCCTGTATGTTTTTTCTGTAAATTGGATAGCTTCTATCCTTGTTTTAACTTTATATTTCTCTACCATTTCTTTGCTTTACAGCTTTCAGTTTCTACTAATGTCTTCAGGGATAAGTAGCAGCCACATAGGTTACATACTTTAAATCCCATGTGCAATTTAAGATCAGGACACCCATCACAAACAGCTAACCTTTTCTTTTGTAACAATAATGAGGACTCAGAAGCTAATCCTGTAGCTTGCTTTATCCTCATTATTATCCCTTCTGGTAGATTAGTTATTGACATCTTTAATGACCTTACCCATAATATTACTTGTGGGAGTTTGTAAGAATGGAATCATTCCTGTAGTGGTAGGTAAAGGTAATTTCATGGAA